TGTTATCATTTGATAGTCTTGCTTTGACTGTGTTATCTGTAATTATTGCTCCAGATGATGAAATGGTTTTGTCACCAATTGTTAAAGCAGTGAATGTTCCTGCACCAGGTGTAGTACCACCAATCACCACATTATCTACAGAGCCACCGTTTAAATCAATAGAACCAAACTGAACTTTTCCTGTGCCGGCCGCTTTGATTTCTAAATTTGCATTACTTTGCGTAACTTTAATTACGTTATCAGTTAGGCTTAGATTTGAATCTATTGTTAAATTAGAAATATTTACAACTCCAGTGCCGCCAGGTGTAAGTCTTAAATCAGCATTAGAACTTGTTGTGATAATATTATCATTGAATGTTATGTTGTCTATAGGTACAGAACCAACAAAAGAACTTTGTCCCGAGGATCCATCATTGGCTGACATGCTACCAAAAGTTGATAGGCCAGTAACATTTAAATTTCCTGATGTAGATAAATTTTCATTTCCAAAACTGATTGCTCCTGAACTGTCTGTTATGGAACCATCTGCAAAAGTAAGATTACCAAATGTTGAACCTGATCCTGCTGTGAGTGTGCCTGTGGTAGAAAGTGTTTCATTTCCAAAACTGATTGCTCCCGAACTGTCGGTGATTGATCCGTTTGCCAAAGTCAAAGTACCAATTGTGCTACCAGTTCCTCCTGATATTGTACCACTGCTTGTCAATGTTCCTTCCACGTTTAATGTGCCATCAACATTTAAATTTTCATTGATATTGATTAGAGACGAATCATCTGAACTGATAGTAGTTCCTGCTGAAAATCCAACATTGGCAATTGTGACCTTGCCTGTGCCGTGAGGTATAATTCTTATGTCATCGTTAGTGCGAGTGGCTTCTATATTGTTATCATTTATTCTTATTGCTGGAAATACAATTGATCCTGTGCCGGATGCAAGTAAGACTAAATCTGCATTTGATGACTTTGTACGTATTGTGTTGTCCAGGAATGATATATCTGAATTAACAACGTCAAAGTCATAGACATCACTGAAGTTATTGTTAATCTTAGCACCAGCTACACTAATTGTATCACCTGTGCCGTCATTAGCACCATTACCTATATCTATTACTTGTTGAGCCATATTGACTAATATTTAGTGGATTTTGTAGTATATGTTTAAAGGCTATTAACCAGCACTGACTTTTAACGTGCCAGAATCGTTGAATAATTGACCCGCGTTTGATGGATCGCTTGTAGGTAGATTTGCCATTATGACTTTTTGTGTTAGCAATTCAATTGCACCTGTACCAGAAGCATCAATCTGTAGATTGGCATTTGATGCAGATGTTGTAATTATGTTGTCTGAGATGCTGATACCATCATCCACATTCAAAGTTCCTGAAACTTTTGCACCTGTGTGTGTTACTCTAAATCTTTCTGCTAGTGAAGAACCATCGTGTGTTTTAACGAAAACTGTGTTTGACGTTCCGCTTGTACCATCCATCATTAATTCTGCTCTTACATTTCCGCCGGATTGTTGAAAACTAATTCCAGGCGTGTTTGCGTCAGCAGTTCTTTGCAGTGTTACGTTTGCGGCGGCAGTTTTGATGTGCAGTGAAGTGTCAGGCGAACTTACTGATCCTATACCCACCTGTCCACCTGCTTTCAACAAGATATCACCTGTGCCATTATTCTCTATTGTGATGTCTCCATTTGCACCGTCTTTGATTTCTATGGTTCCTGAATCTGTTCCACCATTTGTGCTTAATGTAAGATCACCTGTGCCAAGTGTTGTAATGACAGCATTTGTGTCGTTGACACCTACTATTAATGACCCATCGTTGACATGAACATTACCTGTTCCGTTTCCTGAAAGAGTTAGATCACCGTTGGTGATTAATGATGTGATTGCGTCGTCTGTAATCTGCAATTGATCTACTTCAACAATACCTGTTCCGTTAGGTTGAATTACAACATCACCGTTTGTGGTTTCATTTGTCAGCCTTCCGCCCAGTCCTGACTCTGACAAATCGTCAAATACTTCTATAAAATTGTCGTTGATTTTAGTCATGGCAGTACGTAAAGTATCGCCAGTTGCTGTGTTTCCTTCTATTCCTACGTCTATGTTTAATCGTGCCATATTATGTTTATGTGTATTTATTAAATACTTTTGATGTTCATCGAAACTTTAAAAACGATGCGATTGTATGAACGCCAAAGCAAATTGGGTGTGTATCACACCTTTCACCGTAAAAACACCATATACTGTTTCAAATGTGATTCGTGTGGCGATACATTTTTAAGACCCAGAGCACAAGTGGATCCAGAGCGTGCTTCCAATGATTACAAACATGTTTGTTCTTACTGTGATAGCAAAAAGTTTGCACAAAAAGTAGGTGTTAAAATGAGACACATCTACAAGCTAGATGCCAGTAGCACACACACTTTATAATCTACGCCATTTAATTTGATCAATATTGTCTGATGACCAACGTTCTAGGTCGCCGTATGTGCCTACTTGAATGTTAGGTTGATCAAAGTAATATTTCAAGAATGGATTGTACTCTAAATATTCTTTTCTATTAATAAAATAAAAATTTGTTTTTGGATATTTTCTCAAAGTCTGTCTCAAATGATACATCCATTCGTATTTTAGATATGCTTTCATACTGATCCTACTTGGATAATTTTCTGTGTTTTTATAAATGTTGTTTTGTTCTCTACTGCTACTGCCATCCTTAACAGCATACTCCCATTGTCGAGATCCTAGTATATCAAAACCTAAGATGACTACATTTTTAACTCCTGAATCTGCCGCTAATAAAACTGCTGAACAACCACTGCCTCTTGCAAGACTAAAATCAAGTGTTCTTATTTTGCCACCATTTTTAATATTGCCGCCACGCCAAATTCTATATAATTTAAGTCCTTTTGGAATGTCATTTTCTTGGTCACCTTCTATGATCCAATTCCAGTTGACTAAATCTTCAGGGCCATGTATTTTTATTTTTTGATCTGTTGTATTATGCCATTCCTTTAATTCTTCATACATTGGAGGATTTACTGCAACAATTTTATCACACAACAAAGGATAATCACGATAGATGGCATTGCAACCCCAAATCACGCCTTTGTCTTTTAAATGTTCTATTGGAAATATATTTCTTGATTCACCGTTGCCTATTACAAATGCTGTGTTCATTACACCCCAAATGATTCTCCACAACCACAACCTGATTGTGCGTTTGGATTTTCAATTGTGAATTGTGATCCAAATAATTCTTCTTTCCAATCAATTTTGGTACCTGCAACATACATCATAGATGTTTCGTCTACAACAAATCTAGTTGGACCTTCCCATTCTACAACTTCATCGTCCTTACTAATGTCTTCTTTGTTTTTTATGAATCCCCAGTCATATTTGAATCCTGCACAACCGCCACCTTTAACAGCAAGGCTAATTGCATAGTTGCTAGGATGTTTTTCCATCATCTTTGTCATTTGATGTTTTGCTTCGTCTGTGATATCAAACCATTTCATACTATTAATTATCAATCTCCTTTACCCATATTTGAAATTCCTACTGCCAACCAAAATCTCATAGCTTCTTTTTCGTCCTCAAAACTCATATATGCTCTTTGATGCTCCCAATGATTGACTGGACTTATCCTCCCGTCATCTTCAAACCACCAACCCCATTTGTGTTCACAGTTTTGTTCACACCATTCGATGCATTCACCATTTATGCCATTAGTATGCATATCGATATCATAGGTAAATTGTTTTTGATAACCTACTTCTGCATCTTTACTTTGCCATTTTTTACCAACTTGTGGCATGTTCCACACTCCATTTTTTAGCACTGCATTTCTCAAAACATTCTTTTGGGCCTTCTCCAAAAACTAAGTCAGCAAATAATTTTTGCCACATTGGATTATCAAGTACCTCAGGCAATGTTTTGTTCAAATCAATATAATTAAAAATATTTTTATTGTGTTGGTACCTTAAAGCTGTCCAACAACAAGGATAAAAGTTTCCTTCAGCATTGATATACAGTCCCTTGTTACCAATCATGCATAATGGAATTATAGACTTATGATCTGTTTCTTCCGCAGTGAATCTTTTAGTGAAAATATCAACACAATTATCTTGCCATTTTTTATCTGAAAGAGAAATTGATTTTCTTGTAAATCTTCCTGTTGCTATATACTGATCACTGGGTTGAAGAGGATCGTTGGCAGGGTAACTATCATAGTTCTTTCCAAATTTTGTGCTTAATGTCAATTGAAAATTATCAAATTGTAATGCTTTGGCCATCTGTTGCATGTCCAAGATTTTATTTTCATTAAATTTAAATGCAATGGCCGCCCAAGTTTTATAGGCTGTTGTGTTTTTCAGCACTTCAATACCTAGCATTATAGATTGCCAATTGCAATTGACTCTATAGATGTTGTTTGATTCTTGATCCCAACCATCTAGTGAAAAATGTATATGATCTTTTTCGTTCAAGATGGTATCTAGTTCTTGCCACCAGGCTTTTGTTTTGTAGGAACCATTAGTAACAATAACAAATTGTACATTCTTATTATTTTTCCTAAACCAGGCTAGTATTTTCAAAAGGTCTTTGGTGTATATTGGATCACCATCATCACCACAAAATGTTAATTTTTTAACCTGTTGTAAAAGTTTTCCCGTGAAGTTTTTTTTGAACCACTCAAGTGTGAGTTCTTTATTTGTAAGTCCTTCTGGTACCTCTTGCCTTGTGCATCTTGGACATTTTAGACTGCATTTAGAACAACTTTCAATATGCCAATGTTCTATTGGCCAATTATTAATGTTTTTAAACATATTATACCCAATTTTTCACAACCCATTCGTCAGCACAATTAAAAGGTTTTGGCTCTCCGTGAAACACTGCAACTTTATTTCCTGGAACAATTTTAGCAGGTTTTTTAAAAAACTTTTTGCCATCTTTTGATAGTAATTTTGTATCTTTAAACCCAATCATTTCCCATTTATAACTTCTAATCCAGTCATCCGGAAACCAATTGATGTCATCTCTTGCCCTTTTCATTATCCAATCTTGATCTCCATGATTTTGAGACATAATTTTTTTGGAATCTATTTGAAAATCGTCCCAAAGATAATTCATAGTACCTGCTTGCCAACGTAGGCAACTTGAATTAGATTGTTTCCAATCTGGAATACGACATCTATTGAAGTCTCTTATGATATGAAACTTACCTGGATTATGTGTGAATAAAGAATCAATATTATCAAAAACAACAACATCAAGATCAAAATACAAAATATTTCCTTGCAGTGGAAAGTCTGCACTAAACATCCACAATTTACTCCACCAAGTTTTTATTCCAGGGTGGCTAGGAAATCTAATTACATTAATATCAGAGTCTAAACCGTTGGGATCATCTGTAATACAATGAAATTGATAATCAACAGTGCAGTTACGTTGTAACATGTTTTTCAACACATTAGCATATTTTGAAATATACTTATTGCCCCATTTAACGCATACTACGTGATTCATATCCTACTTTCAAGTAATCAATTTGTAATTGTTTCCAATCATCGCTTTCCAATGTATATGGAAAATTATTTTCACAATGTACTGAGCCAACTACACTTATGTTTTTTATATTTAAATTATCTTTCATGATGTCATAAACTTCTAAGAATGTTTTGTTTTCAAATCCTAATTTCATATCTACTTGTCCTAGTTTAATATATCCCAATGAAAGTTCTGAGTCATCCCAATCGTAACCGTTTAGTTCTAGCCAATGTCGAAAACCATCCATTTCATGTTTTTTCCACTGGTATGAATCTTCACCAATTGTTTCTCCCCATTCTATATCAAATTCTCCAGAATAATATTTTTGATGATTGATCTCTGAACAAAGTGCATCTGTCATTTTAGGCCCATGTTCATCTCGGTACACTTCAAACAAAGTTTTACCAACTTGCGACCAGTGTAGATATACACCCCCTAATTCTCTTTTATAACGATTTTGTTTGAAAAGTTCAAAATCTTCTTTGTGTAGATCGTATCTTGGAGCATTTAAAAAAGTTGTAATTTGTGAAGGCCTCATCCATTGAGGATCAAAATGTTTTTTCCTATAGGCATCCACATAACCTTCTATTTCATGACAAAGATTATTCAATTGCCTTATGCAGTATTTTGTTTTGTAATCGGCTTGTGTATAGTATTTAGAAATGCCCCATGCACTTCCTTGTAATTCTTCAAAGTGCCTATGCAATAGATTACAAGCATCATGTTTTAGTCTATACTCATTACTTTTTGGGCCTTGAAAATCCTCATTCTTAAAATATGTTATAGACTCATAAGGCGGATTAAACTTAAATGCATTAATTTGTTCTATAGCATTGTTAAGTTCTTCAACTAGATATTTCAAGTTTCTATTTGAATCGGCCCAACCAAGCCAACAAAAGTTTTTTTCCAGTATTCTTTTATGTTTAAGATTATCCTTTAGGGCCTCTATCCATCTTTTGCCTAATGGAGTATCATAGATATTGATACTTAATTGTTTATCGTTGAGCTGTAGAACAATATTGTCTGATAAAAAATTAGTTTCTTTTGTAGATGGCACTGTTTGCTCCGTGTTCCATACACTCTACACTTTCTACAAAACATCTACCGTCCGTTTTTTCTTTAATCAACTGATCTGCAAAGTCAAATGCGTGCTTGGCAAACATTTCTGCACCAACACCATCAAACATTCTCACTTCGGCAAGATCATGTTTTTCAAGTTCCATTAATCTTTCTAACTGTGGATCTTTTTTATCCAATGCTAATTTATGATCAAAGTGATCTTCAAGCCATGCCTTCAAAGGTTTAAGTCCACCAAAATCCACTGCCCAGTTTTTATTATCAAGATCTTTACATCCAAAAGTAAATTTGAATGCAAGGCTGTATCCATGTAATAAATGACAATGTGAATGGTCTGCGTTAGGTTGTCTGAACACACAGGCTAATCCTATGTTGTGTCCATATGTTTTAGTTGAATAGTAAGTCATCTTTTCTCCTTAATGATGACTTGCAGAGTGTTTATAGAGGGATGAAAGTCTTTAAGTCCTCTCATTAGTGTAACCTTTTCTTTACATCTTCAAGGTCAAGTCCTAATTCTTCCGATGCTGATCTAATTCTCTCTGTCAGCTCATTTGGTATATTTAATTCACCATCTATAATACTTTTAAGAAAATGAATCAGCACAGAAAATTCCGGCTTGTTTGCAACAGTTTCAGGATCTACTCCGTGTTTTTCCATAGCGTGTAGCATGGCCTCTGTAACATCAAGTAACGAATTTATACTTTTTTTATGCTTGTCAAAGTGTGGCATTACACAATTATTTTTGGCTTGTCAATAGTTTGAATTTTAGAGAATACTTTTTTGTATTCACCTTCAATTTTGTCATTAACATGAGCCGCCGCAGTTATTTTATCTCTGGCAATATTGATAGGTGCTTCTTGTTTAGCAGTTGAAAAAAATGTCCCAAATGCCAACCCTTGTGGCCCTTGCATTAATACTAATCCAT